TTTCCTTTGTTTCTCCGATTTGAATGGCATCGTCTTCTGGTTTTTTAGTTAAATCTACTTTAACAGGTTCTTCTGTTTTTACATTAGGATCTTTAGTAAGATCTACCTTTACAGGTTCCTGTTTAGTAGCATTGAATTTTTTCATTTTAGGTTTTGATTTAATTTTCATATCTCCACCTTCTGATTTAACTTCTTGAGTCACTTCAGGTTTTGTTGTTTCTTTTTCTGTTGACATAATATAATAATATAAAATTAATGTTTAGTATTTACATACCTTGTTTATTTTCAAAATCAATTGGCATTAAATCATTGTTTCTTTGATCAATCATTTCGCTTTGCTGCGTGCCTTCCATTTTAGTTCTTTTATCTTTTCTATCTTCGATAAAAGCTTCTTTTTCTTTCATTGCTTCTACTTCAATTTTTTTCAACTCCATATCATACATGTGTTTAATTTGCATTTCTTCTTTTTTAAGTTGAGCTTGTGTTTGAAGTTTCTGTAATTCCATTTGAGCTTTAGCTTGCTCATATTGAACATTAGAAGCTGTTAAAGCTTGTTGTTTTTGCATTTCAGCTTCAGCAATAGCTTGAGCCGCTTGTGCTTTAGCTTGTTCTTGTGCTTGAGCAACCTGCATTTGCTGCTCTTGTTCTCTTTGTTGTTTCTTTTTACGCTTTTGTTTTAAAACATCATTAGCTAGTTTAAGATTTTTAATTCTTCTAATATCAATAGCGTCTTCTAAATCTATCCCACCTTGCTGTATAGCCATCTGAATGTTTTGTTCTAACATTGCTTTTTCTTCTTCTTCAGGTTCTAGTTCTAAATAAATACCAAAATCATGAAGAGGTAAGTTCTGTATTTCTGATAAAGTACCTACGTTGTAAGTAGATATAGAGCTTTTTAATGAATTTAAAGTAAGTGGATTTTTTAATGAATCAGCTACTTTTAATGAAATATTTTCACAGGTTCTAACTGTTAACCATAAACTAGCTTGCATTACATGTCTTGTAGCAGTGTTAGACGCATTAACAGCCATTTTTTGTAAACCTACTAAAGTATCTTTTTCAGGCATACTACCATCTCTAGCTTCATTCAATCCGGTCACGTCTCTTATCATTTGTAAATAATATTGATAAGTAGCTATTAAGCTTTGTATCTTACCTTGACCGCTTGAAGTTTGTAACTCTTGAATAGGAACTTTACCTGGATTCATATCACCTTCTTGAGTTAATGATCTACCAACAATACTACCAGTTTGGAAATACATGTTTAGTGCCTCTGCTGGATTATAGTTTGTACCATTACCAAGATCTACTTCAGCAAGCCCATCCATATCTAAAAACACACCGTCAGGAACTGTACGAGCAATAACTTGTTGTAATTTTAAATGAGTTAATTGAATCATATCTGCAAAACCTGTAATTCTACTAACAATAGAATCTATACGTCCTTTGTATAATCTAGGAGCACAAATACTATAACTCATTTCTACTTTAGTAGTATCAGCCATTGGTCTTGTCATGTTTTCAGCAAGCTTCCATTCAATAAGCTCGTTGTTACCTATAACTTTTACTCCTTTATATAATACTTCTATTTTTCTTTCTACTCTTTCAAAGTTATCATTAACTGGCGGATTAAATGTATCAGGTTTTTCTAATGCTTTTTCTAAACCACTATCAGTTTGTTTTATTTTAAATACTTGTGTATTATAAGTTTTATATTCAAAAAATAAAACTTGAACAGTATTCTGATCATATGTTTGCCAACCGTATAAATTTTGACTTGTATAAGCTTTTGTTTGTTGAATTTTTGTTAATTGATCATCAGTTAAAAAAGGAAACTGTTTAGCTATTTCAGGTATTGTTAATGGTTTAACCTCTCCTACATAATATATATCTTCAAAGTGTGGATCTTCACTATAAGAATATATTAAGTTTGCTGGATCTACATAATCTAAAGTAACACCATTAGCATTATTCCAACTAGCTTTAGCGCAACCAATACCTAAAGTAACTAGATCATAATTAAATCTTTTTTTAATATTGTCAAATCTATTTCTTTCTAACGTGTTATTTATTACTTCTTCTTCAGCTATTTCTACACTTTGCTTATAAGAAAGCTGCATGTGTATATCTAGTTCTTCTTCGTTTTCAGGTAATTGATTTGGATCTGTTTGAAATTGATTTATACCTAAAGTTCCTTGAAGTTTATTTAAAAAAGGTTTAGCCATCATATCAGTTAAAATAGCATCAGCATAAGCTGTTCTCTTTTTTAAAGAAATAGGATCTTGAGCAAAAGCTTTTATTTCATAAGTTTTATTATTCATACCGTTTGTAACTATATCTACAAACTTAGAGATAACAGGAACTGGTTTCCAGTCTAAATTCATATAAGACATATCGCCGTTAATAGCTAATTCGTCTTTATATTTTTGCACGGGTTGTTCTCCTCTAGCATAAAGCCTTAAAGTATGAAACCTATTATATGATGTAGCAAATCTAGTGCCATTACCACCTTGTCTCCACCATTCACTTTCTATAGCTTGAGCTACTCTTCTTCCATAATCTGGAGAAGCTTTTTCAGCATCTGGTACAGTCTGGCTTGGAAAAGCGCTATTTGGATTTGCGTATGTATTCATTTATTTAATTATTTTTGATAACGTTCCTTTATTATCATATTTTTTTATACCTAAATCAATGGGTTGTCTTTTTCTTCTACTTACTGGTGCGTATCTATTTTTATTACACGCCATTATAGCAAGACCTGAACTAATAGAAGCATCATGACTTGTTCTATTATTAATATCAAAAGCAGCCCAATCTTCTAATGTTCTTTGGAAATATAAATCCCCATAACTATCGCCGTTAAAACCAATAGAATTTTCTATATAAGATTCAATAGCGGCTGCATGAGCTTGTTTTATATCTTCACTTGAATTAGGTATTCCACCTATTTCTTTTTCTGTTACTGACAATTTATTCCAAACCTTATCGGGTCTGTTCATTGCAAAACCTCTATAACCTCTACGTTTAAAATGATAGAGTAATCTAGGTTTATTATTTTCTATAAGTATTGGCATGCCGTAAAATATACAAGCCATTAATACATCTTCAAAAAATATTTCTGCTGTTTGTGGTCTAGCAATATATTCTAAAAAGAAATGATCAGCAGGAGCATTTTCCATACTAAACTTTGTTAAACCATGTAATGAACCATTAGAACCTCTTTTATCTACTGTTCCTGATATATCATAAGGATCACAACCAAAAGCACCAACATGTTCATTACCAGCATATTTAATGCCATTTTTTTCTATATATCTATTTTGTAAATTAGCATCAGGTATCCATGTTATATAAAATCTCCCTTGAGGATTTGGAGCAAATATAACTCGTGTATCTTTTATACCATTTTGCCATATAAAGTTTCCTTGTGTTATAGATGATTTATTATTAGAATCTTCATTAAAATCTATTTGTTGATAAATTTTAGTTAGATTAAATAAAGATGATTTAGATTCGTCTCTAAAAGCGTGTTTAGTTGTTCTTGGAAACTGTCTATAAAATTCATTTAAAGCATCTTGATCATTTTTTAATCCATCAACTTCGTTTTCCCAGTATTCAACAACTCCGAGGTCGATAAAATCTCCCTGCGGTCCTTCAACTTCTGTATCTGGGGTATCGAATACAGGTAAGCCATAAGAATCAATGTATCCTTCGTAGTTCCATTCCATAGGTATGAACAAAGAATATAATCCCGAGCTAGTCTGTCCATTGCGGTTTCTTTGTGTAACGTCTGAGCTATCATATAATTTTTTAAAGTTTCTACCTCCTTTGTCTAAAGCATTAGATGTTGATCCCATCATACATTTACCAATAATTCTACTACCTAATCTTAAAGTTGTTTTTGTAACTCGCCAGTTGTTAAGAATGTTATTTGGTTTTTCCCATTTACCACTCTCATCGTGTACTAAGAGTTTAAGTTTTTCACCATCATAAGAGTTATCTCCTGTATTTTTCCAGTCAATAGTAGTATCTAATCCTTGTAAATCTATTGCTTCACTTCCAGCTTCAATGCTTCTTCTTGTAAACTTAGACGCAGGTACTCTATAAGCTAGTTCGGTTTTAGGTCGATCCATACCGTCTTGGATCGGTTTAAAGAAGAAAGGATAATTAACTGATATAGGAACAACCTTATCAGTAAACATTTTTTTTGCATCAGGACCAGTTTTAGATAATATTCCATAACGTGAATCACTAGATATTGTTGCTAAGTTTACAACTTCTCCGGATGCCATGAAAGAGAATCCAGAACGACGGTTTTTGAGGTAGCACATTCCGTAGCATCTTGTATCTGCTTTGCAAGCTTCCCAGAATAAGAAGAATAATCTATTGGCTTCTCTATAGTCTGGTGCCCCAACGTCAATCTTACTCCACTGCAAGTACATGTAATGAGTGCCAGTAAGATAAGTAGCTTTACCTCTATTATAAAACCAAAAACCTTCTTCACGTCTTTTAAATTCTTCATCAATATATTCAAACCATTTTTCTTTAAAATCCTCTGGATATTCTTTCCAGTCAAAAACAGTTTTAATTCTACCTAAAGTTTTAGGATATTCAGTCTTACTCCACTTATCATCTTTAAATTTATGAACATTTTTTTCATTAGGTAAAGCTATTTTAAGGTTTTGTATTTCATATATATCACCTATTTTACCTGTCTTTGATATTACAATTATATCATGCTCTTTATTGTATCCATATTCCCACTTATTATAACGATTTAATCGTTTAATAATTTTAGGTTTAATATGGTTATCTAAAATCTTATATAAAACTTGCTTATACATTACTTAGATCTCCCTTCCGCAAAACCCTTAAAGGTTTTTTCTTTTTTAACCTCTTCTTTAGGTTTGTCTTCTAACATGTTCTGTTCTTCTTCAATCCTATTTAATATTTCAAAAGCATCAAATATAGCTAACTTTTTTGTAGCAGCTGCGTTCTTTAATCTGTCCGCGGAAATGTCTGGTCCAAAATCTATAATGGGTTCTTTAGCAACCTTAATTAATTCTTTAACTGCTACTCGCCCAGCTTGGATTATATTCTTCTTCGTTTCCTTTGTAGTCATACTTTATAACAATATCATTTGATTTCATACAATAAATTCGCTTGCCATCTATAACAAACTCCCATTCACGACCTGGTTTATAACCAATTAGGTCTCCTGGGTTAATATTAGATGCTTCTAACTCATTATTACCTATTTTCAGTATACCAACACATTTCTTTTCAATATCTGTTGTTAGAGAGTTGTTTTCTTTTATTGGCATCACAAAGCATCTATTCATAAAAGGAAGCCAATTATCTTGTTTTTTATATAAATATATTTGATTAGGACTGCAAAAATATAAATCTTCTTTAAAATATTGACTACTATTTCTTTGATTACCTTTTATATCATACCATCTTCTAAATATATTATGATGTATTATTATTTCATCACCTATGTTAATATCAAAAGAATACGCTAAAGGAACTGATTTAACAACAGCGTGTCTGCTTACAATCTTGTGGTCTTCAACACTTGTATTGACAATCAGCTCTTTATCATCTATATTTATTTTATTATTATACCTACCGTTTTTAGGAGTTATAATAAAATCATATATACTATTCATTAATATTCTAAATCATATTCAACAGAAATAGCCATATTAGAGTTAAACTTTTTCCACGGCATAACTTCATCTGCTTTTTTAATATAAATATTATAAGAATTATCTGCTTCATCTAAATTGATACTATGAATTACATGTCCACCATAAACTGATTGACCTATAGAATAATGCATAGCTTCGTTTTTATAGTCCGCGCCTATACTTATCTTTCTTATAACTGAGTCCATGTTTATTTTTCCTCAGTCTTTTCTTCTTCTTTTATTTCTTCAAAAGAACCATCATTTAAATTGATATTAACTTGACCATACTTTTCTTCAAGTTCTTTCTTAGTTACATCTAATTCTTTTAAGAACTCAGAATAAGCTTGCATAACTTCAGCTTTCTTTACTTCTAAAGAACCAAGATCTAATACACATTGTTGTATCTTTCCTGTCTGTTCTTTAACTGTTTTTAATTCTTGTTCTTCAATTTTGTTTACTTTTTCACTCATTTGATTAAATTTTAATTGTTATTACTATATTTATTATTACTTGTTAAAGTTTTATTTTACTTTTTATATATTTTTGTAGCCTTTTCCGTCGTGCGTCCTCCGAAATAGGCTAAGATTACCGACATCATAACCTTCTCAAAAGTATCATTCCATAAGCTATTAATATGAAAAGGCAAGTTCTCAATGCTATCAAGAATACCAGCTAACGAAAATATAATTATACACCACACTAGTACTAGTGGACGTACATTTTTCGAAAGCCATGAATCTGATGAAGCATCGGCTTGCCATCTGGAAGTGATAGATTGTATCTCTTTATTCTGCTGCTCGTATATTAATTGTTGTAGCTTTATTTTATCATCTAAACTAACGTCAGATTTAGTAATAGCTTCAATAGCTTCTTTAGGAGAAGTTACTCCTTGTAATACGTTTCCTAATGTAGGATTTATTACAGATGCCGCGCCAAATAATAGTTGACCAACGGTTGTATCTTTAAATTTCTTTTTACTCATAATGATTCGTAAGGATCTGTTTTACTATAAGCTTCTTTTTCCCATGGTAAATTTGGATTACCCTCTTTCATTTTTGATCTAGGATAAGTTTTACCTTTCCAATAAACATTTTGATCGTCATAGTTAAGATCACCTCTTTTTATTTGATCTATATGCACTTCTTCATGTTCTATTACACTTTCTTTTGCCTCATCAGTTTGATCAGGACTTACTAA